GGATCCTGTCCCCTATGGAATAATCGTCTGGTTCAGTGCGCGTGACATTGATCTCTTGCCGTACGGACCCAAGACCGTCCGTCCCTCGGGCATTTCTCTTCGCGATTTCGCCAACATGTTTGTTGGCTTGCTGATGCCACATGAGCGGAACGAAAAGGGCTTCAAGGCCGTAGACTACCTCGCGCGAGAAATGGCCAAGCCCAGCTATGCGCCGATACTGTTTGTGTTCGACAACTTCGAGACGGTCGTGAACCCTGGAGAGCTCTTCGCGTGGATCGACTCAATGATCCGAGCCCCAAACAAGATTCTTATTACCACACGAATGCGGGGCGATTTCCGGGCCGACTACCCTCTTCAAGTTGGAGGCATGAATGAGGCGGAATGCTGCCAACTGATTGACATCGTGGGGAGCTCGCTCAACATCATATCACTAGTCGGCGATCCTTATCGGCAGCAGATCATCGACGAATCGGATGGGCACCCATACGTAATCAAGGTACTTCTCGGTGAATTGGCAAAGGTAAGGTGTCAGAAAGACATCAAACGCATCGTTGCTGGGCGCGATGAGATGCTCATCGCGCTTTTCGAACGAACCTACGCCGCGTTAAGCCCAGCGGCACAGAGGATCTTTTTGCTGCTCGCCAATTGGCGCTCCATGGTCCCTGAGTTGGCGGTCGAAGCCGTGGTTCTGCGCCAGGCAAATGAGAAGATCGATGCACAGATGGCGCTCGAAGAATTGATGCAGAGCTCCTTAATCGAAGAGCTTGCGTCGGATGACGGTGATAGGTTTCTGCATGTACCGCTGGCAGCTGGCCTGTTCGGACACGTTAAACTAGTTGCCAGCCCCTGGAAGGCGGCGGTGGAGGTAGACACGTCGTTCCTGCGAGCCTTTGGTGCGACTTCGCGGACAGACGTACGACACGGACTCAGTCCTCGCATAACTCGGTTGTTTCACAACGTCGCGGTCACAATCTCCAAAAAGGAGCATACACTTGACGATGTAAAACCGACACTTGAGTACGTTTGCAGGCGATATCCGGAGGGTTGGCTCTTGCTCGCGGAACTATACGCGGAAATGAGTGCTCCGGGGATGGTGAATCAGATCAAGGAATGCTATCAGCACTACCTTGAACTGAACGCAAGCCGATCCAATGCGGGATATGTGTGGAAACAGTTGGCAGATTTGTGTCGTGATACGGGCGACGTTGTGGGTGAATTTCACGCGGTCGCGGGAATGTGCAAGATTCCCGATATTCCCACGTATAATGTGAGCGACGCCGCGAACCGAATAAACCAGCGAATGACGAAATTGACCTATGAACAGCGATGTAAACTCGGCAAGGAGGAGAAACAGATCCTCTTAGCAGACATAGTGGATACGCTGGAAGATCGAATTGGAGATCTCGACGCCAAGGATTGTTCGCGGCTCGCATGGTTACATATCCATCTCGGCAATGACCCACGCGCTCACGACTTGGCTACGCAGGGCCTGCAGATGGATCCCGGAGATATCCATTGTCAAAAGCTGGTCGACCGACTCAGGTAGGCGGACACGACAAGAATTAGCGGTAAACCTTGTTCGGATTCTGTATCGGGTATATGGAGGAATGGCGATAACCGGAGTGGATTCCCTAGCCAACTTCGGCTCAGGTTCTACATGCGTAACGATCTACGTCTCCGCTTCGAATACCCCTTGAATCCGAATCCACAGCACGTATAACGAACATAGACAACCGACCGGGCAAAATCCGGAGGCGAGCGGACGACGGCCGGCCAGCCGATTGATTCGTTAAGCCAGCAAGTGATACGCCGTGCAGGGCTGCACCCCTGTGCGGCGTTTTCTTGTTGGCGTCGCCTTCGAACGGGTCGGTTGCGATTGCGGAGTGGCGCAGCGGTCAGCGCTTCGGACTCATGCTCCGAATGTCGCGGGTTCGAATCCCGCCTCCGCTAGTTGGGTGAAAAAGTGACAAGGTGAAAAAGTGACAAACTGCGCAGTGAACAATGGCTGACGATCTCGACAGCACGATTCAAGAAACCGTCCAAGGTCCGGCCGAGGTTCAGACCGACGGCGTGCGCGTCAAGGCGCAGTCGGTCAAGGATCAGATCGAGGCCGATCGATATCTCGCCGCGAAGGACGCCGCGAAAAACAAGAAGCTCGGCGTCCGGTTCGCCAAGCTTGTTCCGCCAGGGAGCGTGTGATGCAGCGTGACAAAGTAACAAGGTAACAAAGTGACAAGGCACAGGGCATAGCGATGCGTGCGACTAAAAGCGTACAACTGCTCGATCACAACGGTCGGCCGATAAATTCGGCGCTGCAACGGCGCGCCCTGGCTGTACGCAGACCAGCGCTCAAGGCCCGTTACGACGCGGCTCAGACCACGGCGGACAATCGCAGACACTGGCTCAATGCCGACAGTCTGAGCGCTGATGCGGCGGCATCGCCGGAGGTTCGGCGTATCCTGCGCATGCGTGCCCGCTACGAGGTCGCCAACAATTCGTACGCCAAAGGGATCGTGCAGACGCTGGCCAATTACGTGATCGGCACGGGGCCGCGTTTGCAGATGATCTCCGGCGATCCCAAAGTCGACCGGACCATCGAGACCGAGTTCGCGCACTGGGCCAGGGCGGTCAACCTGGCTGCCAAGCTGCGCACGATGCGAATGGCGCGGACCACGAACGGCGAGGCCTTCGCGGTCGTCGCCGACAATCCACGGCTCGGCACGCCGGTGCAGTGCGATCTGCAGCTCAGGGAGGCCGACCAGGTCACGGCGCCGAACATGCCGATCTTCAAAGACAATGCCGTGGACGGGATTACATTCGATCGGTACGGCAATCCGGTCGTATACCACGTACTCAAGCGTCACCCCGGCGACATGCGTTCAGGCGCCGTCCCAGGCTTCGATTACGAACGCATCCCCGCCCGGCACGTGATCCACTACTTCAAGCCGGATCGGCCCGGCCAGCATCGCGGGATACCCGAGATCACGCCGGCGTTGCCGTTGTTCGCTCAACTGCGCCGCTACACATTGGCGGTGATCGCCGCGGCCGAGACCGCCGCCGACTTCGCGGCCGTGCTGTACAGCGAGATCCCCGCCCAGGGCGAACCGGCCAGCGACGTCGAGCCGATGGACGAGATCGAACTCCAGCAGCGCATGGCGACCGTCCTGCCCGAAGGCTGGAAGCTGGGTCAGATCAAGTCCGAGCAGCCGGCGACGACATACATCGAGTTCAAGGACGCGATCCTGAACGAGATCGCGCGTTGCCTGGACATCCCGTTCAACGTCGCCGCGTTGAATTCGTCGTCATACAACTACGCCTCGGGGCGACTGGATCATCAAGCGTTCTTCAAGTCGATCTTCATTGATCAGCAGTTCACCGAGGCGACCGTCCTGGATCGGATCCTGGCGGCTTGGCTCGACGAGGCGGTGCTGATCGAAAACTACCTGCCGCAAGCGGCCCGCATGCGAAACGCGCGTCTGCCGCATCAATGGTTCTGGGACGGTTACGAGCATGTGGATCCGGCCAAGGAAGCCGTGGCCCAGGAAAAGCGTCTGAAGAACAACACGACGACGCTGGCGATCGAGTTCGCACGGCAGGGCCGGGACTGGGAGGTCGAACTGCGTCAGCGCGCCAAGGAAAAACAACTCATGCGTGAGCTGGGATTGACACAAGAGGAAGCTAAACCAGCCGGCAAGGAGGCCGCTGAAGATGCCAAACATAACTGAGCAACCCAAGCCATTCACGCTCGAGGCTACGGCGGTAATCGACATCCAGGCCGCCGAGGAGGGGAAGCCGGCCAGGCGGCCGACGTTCACGATCGACGCGTACAATGGGGGACTGTTGCGCGTGGCCGGTTACTACCGACCCGTAGTGGTCGATCTGAGCAAACTGCGCTGCTCCAAAGAAATTCCGGTCCTGCTGGATCACGACAGCGAGCGGATCGTCGGTCAGGCGAACACGATCGAGATCAACAAGAGCACGGTCAAGCTTTCGGGCGTGGTCACCGGCGACGACGAGCCGGCGTCGAAGGTGGTCAGTCATGCCACGAACGGTTTCCGGTGGTCGGCGTCGATCGGCGTGGCGCCGGAGAAGCTCGAATCGATCGCCGAGAACACGTCGGTCAAGGTTAACGGAACAATGTTCAGCGGCCCGCTCTACGTGGTGCGGGCCGGCAGGTTGAGAGAAGTATCTTTTGTCGCGGTCGGCGCCGACGAATCGGCGTCCGCCAAGGTCGCGGCGTCAAACCATGGTGACACGGAGGTTACAGAGATGAAGTTCAACGAATGGCTGGATGCC